GCCCGATGTCGGCGCTTACGATCCTACGATCTCTTCTAACAACCCAGAATTGCAGCAGTACAGTGCCGACCTTTCGGACCAGGGCGGCCCCGCTGCTCCTAAGATGAGCGGCTTTATGGGTCTCAGCGGCAAAGACTGGCTGAACATCGGAATGAACGCTCTCGGCGGCCTGATGGGGCACTCTCCTTCGTCCCCGAATGTTGGCGCAAGGTCAGTCGGGATCATGCCTCCGCAGGCTCGTCTTATGGCTCGCTCTGCCCACTCTGGCTACGCGCAGGGAGGCCAGATTCAGGCTCCTCCTCCGCAACAACAACAGATGCAGCCGCAACAACAGCAGATGCAGCAGCAGGGCGGCGACCCACGCCAAATCATCATGGCGGCTGCCGCAGTGCTCGCCGGTCAGTCTAACGACCAGAGCGCATTGCAGGCTTTCGTGCAGCGCTTCGGACAGGCCGAACTTCAGCACTTGGCTCAGGTAGTCAAGTCGGGCCAGCTACAGCTTCCGCAGGGCGGCCAGGGGCAACCACAGGGTCAACCTCAAGGCCAGCCCCAACAGATGCCCCCTGCCGGCGCACAGCCGCAGCCTAGCGCAATGGCGACGGGCGGAATGGTACAAGGGCCTGGAGACGGCACGAGCGATTCTGTGCCTGCCGTACACGCTCCTACCGGCCGTCCGATCTCTCTGAGCGGCGGAGAGTACATCGTCCCGGCCTCCGTAGTGTCTGCAATGGGTAACGGCTCAAGTCACGCTGGAGCAAAGAAGATTTCGGCAGGCATCGCTTCGGTGCGTCATCACAAGAAAATGCCGGCATCCAACCCTCCCGATCTAGGCCCCAACGACAATCCGTTATTCAACGGAAGATAGCCGGGTGCCAGTCCTGTTTGCCAAATGCCCTCAAGATGAAATAGACAGGGTTTGGCAGGTAGCCAGTACGCAACTCGCAAGTGCCGTCTCGCAAAGCATGGGACGCTACGAGCTTGAAGATGTGTACTGGCTTTTGTGTTCTGGGCACATGCAGCTTTGGTTAGCTGCGGACGGCCAGGAGATTATCGCATCGTGCGTAACCCAGGTCAGTGAATACCCGAAAAAAACTCTACTCTCAGTTGTCTTCTTAGGCGGCTCGAAGTTGCACCTTTTCCTGGATGTCCTTCTGGAAAAGCTCAAAGCATTTGCCTCTGCCAATCACTGTGAAGCGATAGACCTTGCCGGCCGCAAAGGTTGGAGTCGCGTTTTGGGCAAGCATGGATTTCAGCAGAGCGGCCACATCTTCATGGAGCTACCCGTAAATGAGTAAGAGTGGACCGAAAAATACCACCACCAGCACAGTAAACCAGCCGACATGGTTGCAAAACGATTGGCAGAATTTGGCTCAAACAGCCATTGGGCAGAGCAGTAATACTGGTGTTCCGCAGCAAGGAACGGCCGCTGTCTCTCCCGGCATTACCGGGGCCGCCTCTACGTCTCAGCAGTTCGCTAACGGTGCGTTGCCGCAGATTTCGAACGACGTTACCGGCGCGAACAACACGCTCAAGAATCTAAGCACAAGCTCGTTTACGGCTCCCGGCGTTGCTGCCTCGTACATGAACCCGTATGAGCAGAACGTATTGCAGACGCAGGAGAACCTAAACAACGCGCAAGAAGGGCAGCAGTTGTCGGGTATCGACTCTGCCGCTGCCTCTTCTGGCGCTCTCGGCGGGGATCGTGCGGCGGTTCAAAAGGGCGTCCTTCAGTCGCAAGACAATCTGAACAATCAGAACATGGTTGCCCAAGGCCTCAACAATGCTTACCAAACGGGCGCTAATCAATTCAACGCGGACAGGTCAACCAATCTGTCGTCCTCTCTCGGCATCGGCCAGAACGACGCTACGCTCGCAAATACGACGGGCTCTGTTCTCAACAACGAATCTGGTCTCGGTCAGGCCGCGCAAGGCGCACAGCAAAACAATCTGAACATCGACTACAACAACGAACTGCAAAAGATTCTGTTTCCAGAACAACAGACGCAGTATCAGGCTGGCATCCTTGGGAACGTCTCTCCGAACTTCACCGGAACGACTCAGACGCAACAGACTACGAACTCGACACTCAACACGATCCTTGGTGGAATCATGGGGCTCGCTGGTGGTGTGGCGAAGGGATTTGGAGTATAAGCCATGAAAAGAGCAAAACGCAAAGCAGGGATCATGCCGGTACGCTTCGACCAGGGAACCGGCCCCGGCGTGGTTGGTGACGCTCCGCAGCTTCAGTACATCGACCCGAACTCCACGCAGGTTCAGTACACGGCCCCGACTCCGATGGGCCTTGACACGGCTCAGGCAGCCATGCAAAAGCTGTATGGTCCCGGCCAGGACTACTCGGATGCCTTGTCGCAGATTCAGGCATTGCAAGGCAGGATAAAACCAGCGGGAGATTGGGGTTCTGACTTAATGAACTTCGGTGCCCGTTTTGCTGGCGGTCAAAACTTGGGTCAGGCCGCCTCTGGCGTGATGACCGACAACCGTAGCATCAACCAGCAGAACCTAACGAATGCGCTGGCCTTGATGAATACCAAGCGTGCTATTCAAGCCGAGCAGCAGAGACGTGCCGATGAGATCGCCGGCAAGTCCGACTCTTACGCGCAGCAGCAAACGCAGGACGGCATCAACGCTGCCAAGACGCAGTACGATGTAGACAAAAACAATACCGCTGGTCGCATTGGTGCCATCGAGCACAACAACTCGACCGCTCAGACACAGCAAGGTTTAGACCTTCGCCAGAACGCAGCAATGGCAGACCTGGGGCAAGTGAACGCAATGAAGCAGCAGGCGTTGAATGCTGCCAATGCCGCCACTGATCCGGCAGCCAAGGCCGCTGCCATGCAAAAGTACAGCCAGCTTGACGCCGCTTCAAAGCAGATAGTCGCACAGCAGCAGCAAGAGCTTGCCATGAAGACGGCAGAGCAGATGAAGGTTCAGAACAACGCTAACGCTAACGCGGTTAAACTCGAAGGTATGCGAGAGGCAAACACTCTGAAGTTGATGGGTGGTTTAGCCGGAAAGACGGCCGATCAAATCGACTGGGCTAACGACCCCGACGCCAAGTACGCAATGGCTCAAGCTCAAAACGACTTGACACGAGGCACGATTCAGAATGCTCCTGGCCGTAACAATCCGGTAGCCAATAAGCAGTTCGCGCTTTACAAGCTTGCTATGGGCAAATTGCTTGGCGAAGGCTCTCTCAACGGGGCAGACATCGCAGGAAATCATGCTTCTTATACTGCAAACTCTTCCGGCATGAGAACCGTAGCCAATCAGGGTGCCACCATAAACGCTTCGCTGAACGCATTGCAGGCGCAACAGCCAATGATTATGGATTACGTCAACAAGCTAAAACAGTCAGGCATTCCGATGTTAGACGCTCCTACTCTCAAAGCTAGAGACGCCGCTGGTGATGCAAATGCTCATGCCTTAATAAACTTCGCTCACACTTACGGACAAGAGTATGCCCGTATGAATGGTGGACGTGGCGGGGCCACAGATGCTCTTAGAGCGACTGGCGAAAAGATGTTTTATGCCGGCCTTAATTCCGGTCAATGGGGAGGAGCTTTTGACGTTACTGACAAAGAAGGTGCTACTCGTACTAACGGCTTCCAAAACACTCAGAACTCTTTACAGTCAAAGATTTCTGGTCGCCCCTTCACTCCCGCTGTTACTCAGTCTTCATATCCAACCACGGCAACCGGCCCTGGTGGTCACAAGATTGGTTCGAAGGATGGCGGCCAGACATGGTTTGACGTACAGACCGGAAAGCAGGTTCAGTAATGCCGCTGCCACAGGGATACGCTCTTGACGACCAGCCAGCTTCTTCCGCTGCTACTGCAAAGCTTCCCGCTGGTTACACGTTGGACGGCCAGCCGGAAGCTGGCAGTCAGAGCCCAGACGCTCTCGGTAGAGCACTGAACTATCACACCGGCAACAACTGGATCGACGCTCCTATGGGCGTCCTTCAGGGGGCAGCCAAGGGAGCCATTCAGACGCTCGACAATACTGGAAACCTGCTCAACAAATATGTTCCAGGTCTTCAGACTCTCAACGACAAGTTCTACGGCGCGATGGGAGAAAAAGCTCCTACTCCGCAAGAGCAACAGCAGTTGACGACATCCAACGGTATCGGCCAGGGAACGGGTAAGTTTTTAGAGCAAGGGCTTGAATATGCTCTCCCGGCAGCCAAGGCAGCAAAAGCTTTAGATGGAGCAAGTCTGCTCGCAAAGATGGCCGGCCAGGGAGGTATTGGGGCCGGCGTGTCCGCTGCTCAAACGGGCGGCGACCCGACCTCTACGATTGCTGGTGGTGTCCTCGGTGCTGGCGGCGAGCTAGTCAAGCCTGCCATTCAGGGGATCAAAGCACTGGCGGCTGCAAAGCAACCTACGATCGACAATTTCTCTCAGGCATTCTACGCTACTCCTAGCCAGAAGCCAATCATCAACAAAGCCCTGCCGCTTTTGGTTAAGGACGGCATAACTCCTGCCGCTGGTCCGGTAGAGATGCGCGAAGCCATTCAGTCTCACCTTGGCAAGCTAGGAGATCAATACGACGCTTTACCGCCAGACATAGCAACTCGCACCATCGCCCCGGATACGATTATTGACGGCCTTCAAAAGCAGCAGGCCGCATTCAAGCGTGGCGATGTCATCACGAACGCCAACAAGCCCTATTACAACTCCATTCAGCAAGAGATAGACGATACTAAGGCTCTTGCTGCTCAGAACGGCGGGAATCTCTCTTTTGACGACATCAAGCACCTGCGAGATGGCGCTAACGGTAGGACAAGTTTCGCCTCTCCGCAGGCCGATCAGGACTTATACAAAGGAGTCGGAAACGTCTACCGTCAGGGACTTGACGAGATTGCGCCAGAGACTACCGATCTGAACCGCAGCTACGCGCACTACAACGCTCTCGACAAAGTTCTTGGTCAAAACATAAGCATGGGACGAGGCACAACGCAGTCTGGTCTCAGCAAGGCTATGGCTAAAGTTGGTGCCAGCGAAACCGGGGCAGCAGCAGGCTTCTCATTAGGACATGGAATTGCCGGTCCTGTTGGCGGCGCTGTAGGAGCGGTAGCAGGCTCAATGCTGTACCCCAAGCTTGCGGCTCCTGTAGCTCAGGCGGCCAAGAACTTCGTGGAGAGCCCACAGTTTCAAAAGATGCCTGCGATGATGCAGAACTCCTTTAAGTACGCGGCCCAAAGCGGCGACGTTGGAAGGGTTTTAACCGCGATGGGGCAGCGTTCACCGCTTACTTCATATCAGCTTTTAAGCGGCTCCAACAACCAGCAGCAATAGCCCAACCATAACCCCGTATGGCCTCTAACCTTACGGGGTGCAATACTCCGAAGAACTAGTAGGCAACGTCAAGTCGTTCGAGGGCTTTGTGGCCCACTCCTACAAAGATGCGGTAGGAATTTGGACGATCGGCTACGGCTCTACGGACCATGTAGTAGAGGGTCAGACGATCACAGAAGCGGAGGCCGACAAGCGCCTTCGTCTTACCCTGGCCGTCATTGCCGAGTGCGTCACGGAAGACGTCAAGGTTCCCCTTACACAAAGGCAGTTCGATGCCCTTTGCGATTTCGAATATAACCTTGGTCGTTCCGCTCTCGACCATTCAACTCTTCTGATTCTTCTCAATCTCGGCCGCTACGAGCAGGCCGCGCAACAGTTTTCCCGCTGGTGTCATGCCGGCGACAAAGTTCTCCCAGGTCTCCTAAAGCGAAGGCTCACAGAGCAGTCCTGGTTCACTTCCAAAACCCAAGGCCAATCATAAATGAATAACGCATTCAAAGCAGGGGCAGCCCTGCTATTTTCTGTTGCAACTCTGTTTGCACAGGTTGTCAACCCCGGAGGCGGGGGAGACGTTTTCAAGTCTAAGTCGAACGTCTACACAGCGGCTTCGTCCAGCGACTTCTCCAAAGCTTTGTTTGTCATTCCGTACACGGTGTTCACGACGGACCCGACAAACACGGACTGCTCGAATGCCGAGGCCTTTGGAGAGTACTCTGGCAAGCTGTTCGTCTGTCAGAGCGGCAAGTGGACCTTGGCTTCGGGCAGCGGATCGGCATTGACCGGCGACGTGTCGAGCAATTCCGATGGTGTGAGCGTCATTCAGGCGTTCCGTGGCGTTCCCTTATCTACGGCAACTCCTACGACCAACGAAGTGATGCAGTTCGTATCTGGCAACTGGGTGCCTCAAACCCTGTTCGTCGGAGGAGACGCTACCGGACAGTACAACGGCCTGACCGTCAACAAGGTGCAAGGAACTCCGTTCAACATCCAGGGAGTGACGCCTACCGACAAGCAAGCACTGATTTACGACCTCGCAACCGGCAAGGTGATCTGGGGCAACCCCGGCGCTTCGTCCGTGCCGTTACTCGGAGACCTGACGGGCTCGACCGATAGCAATACGCTTTCCAAGATTCAGGGCATTACCGTCTCTGCCAACGCGCCTGCCAACGGCGACTACTTCTCCTTCAACGGAACGGCCTGGGTGCCTGCCCCGCTGCCGACTCCTACCGTTACCCTGGCCGGCGAAGTGACCGGAGCGAACGGCAGCACGGTTGTCGCAAAGCTGCTTGGTACTCCGCTGTCCGGTACGCCTGCCGATGGCAACGTAATGACGGTTGTGGGAGGCCATTGGGTGCCTGCCGCGCCATCTGCCGTAACGTCTGTCTCGATGGGCGGCGATGCAAGCGGACTGTCTAACGCCATGACCGTTGTTGCCCTCCAGGGCCATGCGGTTTCTGCCACGGCTCCGACCTCCAACCAAATCCTTTCGTTCAATGCCGGAACGTACACTCCGCAGTCGGTCGGGGGAGACCTGTCAGGCCCCATCTCTTCTCTGGCTGTAAACAGCTTGAAAGGCATTACGTTGGACCTGACGGCTGCCGCCACGAACTACGTGCTTACCTATGACGGAAGCAAGTTCATTATGGCTCCGCAGGCATCATCTCCGACCAACTACCCGATGACGGGCGATGTGAGCGGTACGACCGACGCAAGCACCGTTGCGAAGATTCAAGGCCATGCGGTCTCCAACTCGGCCCCGTCAGACAAGCAGGTAATGACGTGGGTATCTGCTGACAGCCAGTGGGAACCGAAGGCGGCAAACAGCAACGCTACGACCCTTCAGACGAAGGCCGTTTCCGCAACCTCTCCGACTGACAAGCAGGTGCTTACCTGGAATGCTACAGATAGCGCCTGGGAGCCCACCACGCCAACGGCAGCCACTTCGGTAGTCATGGCAGGGGATGTGACCAGCAATTCAAACACGAGCGTTGTAGCGCGAATTAACGGCTTCAACGTGGCCGCCACTGCTCCGACCGACAAACAGGCTTTGATCTTCAATACCTCGAACAACCAGTGGCAGCCTACGACTATCCCGGCCCAGAACCCAACCCTCGGGGGCGACTTGTCGCAGACGGCCAGCACTGCCTTGATTGCAAAACTGCAAGGCTACACCCTGTCTCTTACCGGCACTCCTTTGTCTGGTCAGGCTGTCATGTGGGACGGCTCCGAGTTTGTCTTCGGCAACCCGACCTCCACAGCTACGGCCGTAACGATGGCAGGCGACGTGACGAGCCAAAGCAATACGTCTGTGGTTGGCAAGATTCAAGGCAATGCAGTCAAGGCCGGCACGCCTTCCGACCAGCAGTTCATGACTTGGGTGACGGCCAATTCGGATTGGGAAGCCAAGACCTACACTCCTCCGGCTGCTCCTGCGAACTACGCGATGGCTGGTGACGTGAGTGGAACGACTGCGGCCAGCACTCTATCCAAGATCGGCGGTATCACGATCACCGGAGCCCCGACCAACACCGGACAGGCTCTCATCTACAACGGCACGAGCTTTATCTGGACAAACCCGCAGGCCGCCGCAAACGCTATCGAGATTCAAGGCTTCAACGTGGCTAACACGGCTCCGTCTGGCGGACAAGGATTATTCTGGAACGCAACCACCAGCCAGTACGAGCCAGGAGTTGCCACTGTCGCCCCCTCTGCTGTGCCTTTGACGGGTGATGTAACCGGAACTGCGGCTGCATCTGTTGTCGGAAAGATTCAAGGCATCGCCGTTAAATCTGGCACTCCGACAGACGGCCAGAGCCTTGTTTATAGCGGGACAGATTCTAAGTGGGAGGCAACTAGCCCGGTAGTGCCAACCCATCGCGTGTCTTGGCAGTTTGCGGATACCGTAAATACCCTGACGACAACTTCTGGATCGGCCCCCAATCTTGCTGTTAATACCGGAGCATCGTCATGGGCCATCCAGTCTGTCTATTGCATCTCTGACGACTCTTCGGCTACTACGTTCCAGCTAACTACGTCTGGCACCAATATTGGAACAGCGAGCTTTTCTTGCACTAGCACAGGATCGTCTTCGACCAGTTTGGCAGTTACGAGCGTGGGATCGGGAGCTACGATTTCTCAGTCGATAATATCCCCAAGCGCAGCCTTGCACCACATGACAGTAGTAGTTGTCTATCAATAAAGCCATGAAACACTTGCTGCTTTTAGTGGCCATTTTTGCGGCCAGCATCATTCCGGCGAGAGCCGCTAACACGCTATATGTGTTCGGCTCTTCTACTACCAACTGCAAGCCGTTGTCGAAGTTTGTTGACGGGGACTCGTCTTGGACAACTACTAGCGCCTGCCTTCCTGGTCCAAACGCTGCTACTTTGAACCCTATAAACTCGGGAGTATTCAATGGCTATCTGTTGTTGCAAATGGCTCCTACTGGCTTGACTGGATGGGCTCTATTTGAGATTCCCGTTGGCTCTGATCCTTCGGTGTCGTCAAACTGGACCAATCCTTTAATCAATCTAGCCATTACTACCAAGCCTCAATCTATGGTCTGCGTTACTTCTGGCTGTATAATCGTTTCGGGCGGCAGCGGTAGCGCCGGGAATTACTACACCACAGACGGCCATACTTGGGCAGGCGACGGAGGAAGCACTTATTGGCTTTGGTCTTCTGTAGGGTCTTACCCTTTGATAACTGTCAACAACAGTACAGCGGTTTATGTTAAATCTTCTCCTGGCTCTGGATATGCAGGAGCAGCAGGATTGCCAGCCGTTCCTACTGGCGGATTAACTTCAAGCTCCACGAGTGCGGCCTATTACGCATCGGGGACGCTCTATACATCTACCAATGCAGGCACGGCAAGCCCGACATTTACAACCACTCATGGCACTTGCGGGGCATCAAACCCAGTAGGAGCCATGAGTACATCTGTGGCCGCCAATACCGTCATGCAACTCTTTGGCACGTCTCAGTATTGTTCTCAGTCGGGAACAGGGTCTTGGACTACCAGTACCTACACGGCGGCCCTTCCGTCGTCTCCCAACTTTGCCTGCTCTGCTGGAAGCGCAGATTTCATCCTGGTTAGCGGCTATGGAGTTTACGGCTATAACGGGACAACTGCACTGTCGCCTGCGACTGGCCTTACGAATGCCACAGTCTGTTCGGTCTCCGGTTCCATGTCTGGCGCTCTTGCGCCTTTCACTCCCCCCGTAAACACGACCATGACGATCGTAGTTTCCTACAATTAGAAAGCATGGAAGCACAAAATAAGCACTGTCCTAGATGTGGGGCGGTGCTTGGTAAAAGCAACAGTGGAATGTGGCACGAAGAAGGTGAAGATTGCGCACTTCAAAAAGCTCCTGTCGGCAGAGGCGGGATTGCCATAGGAACTCAAGAGAAACTTGTTAAAGACCTGGAGAGTGGGCAGTCGTTAACGATGAAAGACGCTCTGGCAAAGCTCAACAATAAGCAATAAGCAACCCAACTCATGCCTGCATTGATGACTACATTGGTGCAGGCATCGGTGCAATAGTCCAGATGCTATTTGCCACCACCATGACCTCATTCAATACAAAACGACAATACGTAGCTGTCACAGTCACCGTCCCAACTGGCGTAGCGACTCAGCTTTACCCGCTTATCCTGGCTGCATACAAGGCTTTGCCGCAACCGGATGGTGCGAGCGCAACCGATCTTCCTTCGACGTCCTGCCGTGCTATCAACATCCAGAGCGATCCTGATATCAGCACGGCCAATGTTTGCATCGGAGACTCGAATGTTTCCGCTACCAACATGGGCTTCAAGTTGCAGCCGAACGGAAGCTTCAACCGCGAGGCCATCCATGATGAAGTGATTTCGGTATATGATTACTGGGCGTTCGCTGCGTCTGGAACTATCAAGCTGAACATCCAGCTTCAAAGAGGGTAATCGTGCATTCGGACCATGATTTGCTGATTACGCTCATTGCTACGACCGAGGCCGGTTTCAAGTCTACGCACGAGAGCTTAGACGACATGAAAAAGAGTCTGGAGAAGAAGGCCAACTCGGAGTACGTTTCGACCCTAGAGAAGCGCTTGACTAGCGCTGAAAGCGACGTGAAGGCAGCCAGGAAGACGCTCTACGTTATCACTGGTGCCGCGACTGCGTTTCAGTTTGCGATCGGCGTTGTGATCGCACTATTCGCCAAACATTAAAGCCTCCCTGCCGCGAGCAGAAGGAAGATCGAAGGCCCTGGCTAACGCCGGGGCTTTTGCTTTTGGTAGAGACAAAATAAAAGGCCCCCGAAACTAAGAAGTATCGAGGGCCAGTTGGGGAGAGAGGAGGTTAGATGTGTTTCAGTGTACGCTTCCTCTTGACCGGGATTGGTCCGTTGAAAAGGGTGATGTATGAGCCCTGGTTTTCTTCGCTGCGCTTCACCCAGATATGCCCATCCTTGAACACATCTCCGGTCTTCTCTCTCAGCCCGTTGATGACGCAACGGACAACCAGATCAGGACGAGGCGAGCCCAACAGTTCCTCGTCCGCGATGAAACGTGAGTAGCAGGAGTTGGGGTTCGTCATTTGTAAAACACCGTATGCCCACATACGATGCACCTTTTTCCTTCTTTCAGAAACGCATACCCCTTAAAGGGAGGAAACTTCCCCTCCCGGTAGTTGTGCCAAACGAGGCAAGCCAATATCCTAAGCAGTCCTAACAGCATTGCCGCCCTCCCGTAGCTCCAACGCGAACATCAGACGCGCTACAGCGTGCCCCAGGTGGTCGTCCTGGGTGTCTTCAGCCAGATAAGCTACAAGATGCTGTAGAGCGTGGTTTACGTGCGAATGCGTAGGTATCCCTCGCCAGTTGGCACGGACACTGTTGAGCAGTTCGACCGGCTCATACTTGTCTGCCCCTTCGTGCAGGATTTCGGCAATCTTGGAAAGCGCCAAGGCCGGCAACAGATGGAAGGCCCGATTCAGCCGCGAGTGCTTGGCACCGTTCGGCAACGTCTCCACTTCGGCATCCTTGCCGACTCCCTTGATACCGCGAATCTCTGGGATGGCTTTTCGCCGCACCATCTTTTTCGCCATCTCGCGGTTGACCATGTCTAACTTATGGCTGTCGCTCATGTGTTCGCCAAAGATGAAGTCAACCCCTTCCTCTTGGGCCTTTTTCAGTTCCCGTTGCAGGGCAGCGCTTATCCCCTCCCTTTGCCAATCTCTCTTCTCGTCCAAATCGTGTTGCTCTGGGTACACTCGATCTCTCTCTTTCTCTTATGGGGCTTCCTGCCCTCAATCTGATTTTACCTTTTTTCTATAATTGTGCAACTATTTTTCTATAACGCTTGACAGGACTATAGAAATTTGGGAAATTGGTTTCGAGAGAGATGAGGACGATCCTTACAGGGCGACGAAGAACGGCGATCTTGGTGGACGACATCGACTTCGATTGGCTGAACGAGTTCGTATGGCACATATCTTGCGGTTACGCATGTACTACTTGTTGCCTTGCGGAAGGTTTGGTTGGTGGAGGGAAAATGCACCGAATGATCCTTGGGGTATCTGATCCCTCCGTATGTGTTGACCATATAAATCTAAACAAGAGAGATAACAGAAGGTCGAATCTTAGGCTTGCAACTAGAGCCGAAAACTCCAGAAACAGAGTCCCCAGTAGAAGCAATACAACTGGGTTCAAGGGAGTTACGTACAGGAAGAAAAAGAAACTCTATCGGGCTCGCATTCGAGCTTTTGGGCTTGAGATTTACTTAGGTTCATTCAAGTGCCCGATTGACGCAGCAGCGGCTTACGACAAGGCAGCTATCGAGTATTACGGAGAGTTCGCAATGACGAACGAAATGCTTGGTTTTTTTGAAGTAAAAAATAACAAAAGAGAGAGAGAACGATGAATACACGAAAAGAGATACAGCTAATCACCCTATGGGCACCCCCCAAGCCTCCAGTGTGGAGAGGACACGTAGATGTGAACGGCAATGCAGTAGACGAGACAGGAGCCATCCAGCCGGCCTCAGACGAACTGCTTGCCGCTTACCACGACAGCCTGCCTAACTGCCCGACATGCGGCGACAAGATCACCAAGGCTATTCAGGGGATCAGCCGCAGCGGACAGATTTTGCGCGTCGATGGAATGGCGAACCTGGAACTGAAGGACTTCGAAGAGCACAGCTACTCGGCCAGCGTGATTCTTGAGTGCGAGGAATGCGGAGACCTGTTCCGGCCGCAAGACGGAGTAGAGGCATACAGCCAGAAGGAAACCGTCAAGCTCTTCGACGTTCCAGAGCGCATCAACGCCGACACGACATCGTTTGACCGAGAGGACTTCTGGGGATAAGCCATGCAACACGCCGAACATCAAATGCACAGCAACTCTCTGGCCGCTTACTCTCAGGAGTGCGAAAAGCTGGACGAGCGCAAGAAGGCCATTCTGGATGTAGTTTTTGGCATCGGAGAGGCGCTTACTGATCGGGAGATTTGCATGTTGCTTGGCTTCAGCGACATGAACAGCGTTCGGCCTCGCATCACAGAGCTAGTGCAGGCGGGTCGTCTTATTGAACTGAAGAAGATCAAGGACGCAACGACCGGAAAGAGCGTTCGCATTGTCAGTCTGAACAATACGGCGGTGCCCATTGCATAACGCGCCCCTGAATGCCGCTCTGGACGGAATCGACTCGTACCTTGCAAAGAATCGCAATTACCCGAATCTTGACGTAATCAGAGCAAGATGCAGAGCTATGATTCGCGCCTACGACCAGAAGTGGAAAGAGGACAACGGACGGTACGAAATTCTTTCCGTTGAAGAACTTATCACAGGGCCGATTATCAACCCAGAAACCAAAAAGCAAAGCTCTTATTTGGCCGCTGGAAAGATTGACGGAATGATCCGAGAAAGGAAAACAGGAAGCATCGGGTTAATGGATCACAAATTGCTGAGTTCAGCGATTGACGAAGATCGGCACGAACATTTGCTTATTGATTCTCAGCCGATGACCTATGCCTTGCTAAAGCTCCTAAATGGAGTAAAGGTAGATTTCGCACTGTGGGACTGCCTCGTAAAAACACAGCATCGCATTCGGCAGGAAAGCTCTCGCGTAGTTCAAGAAGCAAAGCCAGAGCGAGTTGCGGCCAGAAAAACAACGGAGCCAGACGGGACTGTTTACTTGAAGGGTGAAACGATACCGGCACGAGCAGAGGTTCGAGACACCACAGCGGGAGAGACCTTCGAGGAGTTTGAAGAGCGCATCCTGGCTGTCTACTTGAAGAATCCTGACGAGTATTTTCTTCGAAAGCGAGTTCCGATTCTTTCACATAATCTAGCGAACTTTGCTTCTGATTTGTACGACTGGACTCAGCTTATTGACTCTGCCCACAAAACAGGAAAACACCTAAAGAACCCAGGTGCATGTTTTGAGTACAACCGTCCCTGCAAGTTCTTGGGCCTTTGCTCTGGGCGATCAGACGCAGACGACAAGTCAGTTTGGCAGCAGGCCGGAACCAACCATGCCGAGCTTGATTTGCCAGACGGCATTGAGCACAGGCAGGTAATTACGAACAGCCGAATAAAGACCTTCCGAACCTGCAACAAGAAGCACTACGGGCAGTACGAGCTTGGATTAAAAAAGGCAGCAGAGGAATTTGACGAGCCGCTTGTGGTTGGCTCGTGTGGGCACGCGGGACTAGAAGCATATTTCGAACAAATAAAGGAGAGCCAATAAAGGCATGGAAGAATACCTTCAAGAACTGGAAGACCGTTACGACTACGGCGACGAGGATTATGACGATGATGAGGATTTCGATGATGACGATTTCTTCGACTTCGAAGACGATGAGGACGACTACGAGGAGGACGAGTTTTGACACCAGAGATCAAAGTGGTTCGCAGATGGTTTAGAGCAGAGGAGATTCTGTTCTTGCACCAGGACTCGGGTTTAATCCTGGATCGAGCCGAGAGGTTGAGCAATGGAGTCTGGGAGTACTATCGCAGCTTCCAAGAACCAGTGAGGTTTGTTCGTATGAGTGACGCGATCAAATTTGTATCTCAATTAGTGTCACAACATTTCACAAAGGAGAAGGTAAATTGAGCAAATTAGCATCACGAATTACGACTGAAGCAAAGCCGACCGGAGCAGTCCTGATGGTTTACGGCCCCCCCGGCAGCGGCAAGACGACCATGTTCTCAAACGCGCCGAACGTGCTGATGGTACAGGTCAAAGACGAGAGCGTGGATGTTCTCAAGGAGAACGGTCAGATCGGGCCGGATGTGCCGACAACGACCGTTGAGAGTCACGATGATCTTCTGGGTCTCCTGCGAGACCTGCGGACTGAAAAGCACGACTTCAAGTTCGTTGTGCTTGACGGTGCCAGCGGCATGAATGAGTTCGCCGACGAGCACGCTACGCTGGTTGACTGTGAAGGAGAGCGCGACAAGTTCTTGGCCTTTGGACGTGGCGAGAAGTTCGCGGCGATGCACTGGTCTGAAGTGCTTGAAGCAATCAAAGACCTGAAGCAAGAGCGGCAGATGCGCGTCATCATCCTGGCGCACAAGGATATCGTCACCATCCAGAACCCCGATGGAACGAACTACCTGCAATTCCGCCCTGGCATGGGCAAAGAGAAGTTCAGCATGACGAACAAGTACGTAGATGCCATGCTGCTCATTGATTACGTGATCGACGTAACGGACCCGAACAAGCCGACCGACAAGATCAAAGTCGCCGGCAAAGCCAAGGGCGGCACGCGCCGGATCATGTACACGCAGGGCAAGGCCAGCTTCGAAGCCAAGAACCGCTTTGGTCTTCCGGCCGAGATTCCCCTGGGTGCCAACGCGCAGGAGTCGTGGGAGCTTTTTGTGGAGGCCCTTAACGGATAAAGCATTTTCGGGGATTATAGAAAAAACATTTCTTTATTCCCCGAATTAACTTGACTCCGGTATAGAAAAAAGGGAAAATCAAATTACCGAGAAAAGGGGAATATGAAAAACGAAAAACAATACGACTACGCATACCAAGGCAGCTTTGGCCTCCAACAACAAGCAAGCTGCCCGGTCTTCGCTCCAAAGCGACTGTACGAAGTCACCTTTGAGAACGGCGACTCTGAGTACGTAGTTGCCAACAACATCATCACTGCGGCTCGCCAGTACGAATGCACCGACACGGACAAGGGCGAGATCGTTGACATCGCGTTCTTCAGCAAGCACGTTAACGTAGCGAACTAACCAAATCAATTTCAGAAAGAGGGAAAGAAAAAGAGAGAGATGAGCGAAACAAAATCAAATTACAAATATCCCGATGGAATCTACCGCTTGGAGATTCTGTCAAACACCTTGGCACAGAACGACCGCCAGACCTACATCGTCCTTAGCTGTAAGGTTCTTGCGATCAAGAAGGGCGACAGCCAGAAGTTTGTTGCCGGCAAGTTCCGCACGGTGAAACTGTGGACGACGGAAGCTTCGATCGAGCGCACCAAGTCATTCTTGCAGTTCGCACAGTTCCCGGCCGGTACGAGCGTGTCTCGCCTGCACAAAGATCACAACGAGCATCACAGCTTGGCTGGAGTTCAGTTCGACGCGTCCTGCCGCATCAACGATCGCGGTTATGACGAGTTCAGCGCCTTACAGCAAAACGGAGGCGGCAACGGTAATGCTTGGATGGACAAGCTACAGAAGCCGGAACGCTCCGACCTCATGAAGCTTGACGACCTGTTCGGAGTGGCAGTCACACCCCGCAGCAAGCCCACCACTCAGCAACCAACTCAGACAGAAAACACCCCGCAGGACCAGACAGGAGCGGCAGCGACACCCGCTCGCAAGCCCCGCTGGTAACAGGAAGGCCGCTCGTGCGGCCCCCAAAGGCATCACTTCGGTGGTGTCTCTGAGATTCGCACGAAGAATCATTTCAAAAAAAGAGAGACCAATGAATACAAATAACGGTTCGGAATTAGAGGTTATCGCAGGCGAGGGAATCTGCTCCAACGACCTGTTCTGGGTGACGATCAAGTTGCGCCAAGACAACAAAGCGTCTGAAGCGATGATGCGCCCCGCACAGGCCCTCAAGATCGGCATTTCCATCATTGGCTCTGCCCTTAAGGGTCTCCTTCTCAAAAAGTAGGCGACATGGGAAACCTGATCGTTTGCGGTATTGACCCCGCTCCTGTCCAGACTGCGCTTACAGTTTGGGACGGCCAGCGAGTGCTTCACAAGATGCTGTCGCCGAACGACGAGGTTCGCAACTGGATTCTCGCCCACCTCGACAGCCACAATGTTTCTGCCTTGGCCGTAGAAGGTATTCAGCCTATGGGAATGGCAGTCGGCAAGACGGTATTCGACACTGCGTTCTTCGTCGGGCATCTGCAAGAGCTTCTGACCGCAACCGGACCCAAGGTAGTGCTGAAGGTCAATAGGACGCGAATTAAGCTGCATCACACCGGAGGGACGAAGGCGAATGACTCCCAGATCCGAGCGGCCCTTATAGCTCGTTTTGGCGAGCCTGGGAACAAAAAGAATCCGGGTGTCCTCTTCGGCGTAGCAAATGACATCTGGAGTTCAACCGCGATCGCAGTCTGGGCACACGACGTTCTGACGAACGGTGCTCCCCGTCAGGAGAAGAAGGGAAAGAAGAAATGACGACAGAGCAGGTCTTCGAGATTATCGGGGCCAACCCAGAGAACGCTTTGACAGACGAGCAGAAGGCAATGGTTCGGTACTTGGAAAGCCGGGGCTTCGAGTTCTTGTCGGAGTTCTTTGTGTTCGACCTGACGGCAGCGTATTGGGACATTTTCGAGATCGAGATAACAGGGAGTTTTATTCAATGAGCGACACGAGAAAAACGGCAATATGGCCTTTTGCTTTTGAAGAAGTGCAAGTCAAGACCTTGCGCGATGAGTTTGCGATGGCCGCACTGACTCACATCAACGACTCAGATTACATGAGCTACAAGACTACGGCCGAATCAGCATACAAGCTTGCAGACGAAATGCTGGAAGCCCGAAAGAAGGGATCGCTGTAATGACGAGAACCCAGGTTTTCCCTTACATCATGATTGCCCTCAATCTTTGCAGCGGCCTTGTTTGTGCTTTCAGCAGCGAGCCTAAGAAGGCTATTTACTGGTTTTCCGCATCGTTGATTACATGGAGCGTTGCATGAGGCCGGAAATTCAAACGATCAGCGGCAGGGCTTTTAACTTCGCAGATGTACGGCCAGAGATGATCTCCATTAAAGACATGGCGCATTCTCTAGCTCATCTCTGCCGATATACCGGGCATTCGCCGCATCACTACTCGATTGCCGAGCACAGCATTCGTGTGGCCCTGGAGGTTCCTAAGCAATACCGCCTGGAAGCCCTTTTGCACGACGGTTCGGAATATGTATTGGGAGACGTATCAAGCCCCCTAAAGCAGATGCCCGAGTTTGCCGGCTACCGGGTAGTTGAGAACCGTGTTCAGAATGCCATCTACGAGCGATTCGGAATCCGTGCAACCGAAGAGTCGCACACCATCATCAAGGCCGCCGACTACGATCTTCTGGCTGTAGAGGCTGCCGAGTTCTACGGCAACAACTACATCGGGAATTGGGGCGACACCATCAAGCACGGCAAGGAATTGAGCAGCGGACGCATGAAGGGCAAGTTCGCCATGTTCTACGACCCCTACAAGGCAAGAGAGCTTTTCTTGCAGACGTTTCAGGACTTCGGAGGAATTGTTTGCTAGACCTAGCGACGATCAAAAAACAGGCGAGCATTACAAAAGTAGCAGAGGCAAGCGGCCTCACATTGATACGGGAGAGCGACGATGAGTTCAAAGCTGTCTGTTGTTTTCACACAGACAAGAGCCCTAGCCTATCGTTCACCGAAAGCAGGGGCGTCTACTGGTGTTTCGGTTGCGGAGCGGCTGGCAGCGCTATCGACTTCGTTGCCAAGTATTACGACATCCCGTTCCTCGAAGCCGCTGTACGCACGGCCGAGCTTGCCGGTCTGTCTGCTGCCGACATCAACATGGAGCCGCAGCTTGTCGATACTGCGATCTTTACCGACGAACACGGCAAGCCCTTGTACGGCGAGCATCGCTACGAGCCAGGGCACGACGGCAAGAAGAAGAGCTTCACGCAATTCCACTACGACCAGGAAGGGAATCAGCATCCAAACCTTCCCCCGCGCATCCGGCGAGTGCTTTACGATTTGCCGGCAGTCCTGGGCTCTGACGTTGTGTTCCTCGTGGAAGGCAAGAAGGACGTAGACACGCTGAAGTCGTGGGACTTCGTTGCCACAACAAAGACCTCTGGAGGACGCGGGGAATGGTATCGGGAGTACACCGAGTCCCTAATCGGCAAGATCGTTATTATCCTGCCCGACCAGGAAGCCGGCGACAAGCCGGGAGCCAGCTACGCACGCAAGGTTTCGATGGCTCTGAACGGCAAGGCCAAGAGCGTTCTTATCGTCAATGTCACCAAAGGGAAAGACGTAACGCAGTTCAAGGAACTCGGCGGCACCAAAGAAGACCTGCTTGCCTTGATAGACGCTGCCAACCAGCCAGACAATTCGCCTACAAAGCGCACCCAGGAGATTCTTCGCAAGCGGGGGATGCCAGAGGCCGTTGAATCGGAGCGATTGATTCTAGGGTCCATTCTGCGCGGCCACAGCAGTTTCGAAGACGTACCCATGTTGACCTCGGAGGACTTCTCTCAGGCCAACAATGCACGCATCTTCGCTTGCATCGCGGGACTCTCCGACAAGGGCGGCAGCATAGACACCTTGGCAGTCGGCCAGATGCTAAAGCACGACGGTTACGACCTCGCAGATTATCTGATGGAGATTTCATCGGAACTGCCGCCCTTGTATCAATTCGACTGGCACGTAACAGCGCTTCAAGAGGCGAGCCGAGCGCGGAAGTTTATCGCGGCCAATATGCACGCGGTTGACAGCATTTTGCTTGGCGGCAAGATGGACGACGCGGTTGAGATGGTTTCCAAGGCGGCCGAATGCACTTCCCTGGTTGTCCAATCGGAAAACAGAATGCAGCACGTGTCGGCCGTTGCCGGCAATCTGGACAGCTTCTTTGCTCCAAAGCCAATGGGGATTCTGACCGGCATCGCAGAGTTAGACCGGATGACCAGGGGCATCAAGGAAGGCAAGCTCTACATCGTTGCTGGACGACCAGGAGAAGGTAAGAGCGCGATCGCAACGCAACTTGGCCTCTGGGCAGTGAAGACAAAAGAGCGTCATCGGGTCCATATCCATTCGTTCGAGATGAGCCGAGACGAAGTGCTGGTACGAATGATCTGTCAGGCTGGCGAGCTTGACGCTACGGCGCTAGAAGAGGGGCTTCTTACGGAAGAGCAGAGGGCAACGGTAGCCGAGATAGCCTACCGCCTGAATGACTGCAACCTGTTCATTGACGACGTGAACGACTGGACCCTGCTAGGCTTCCGCAATCAGATGAAGCAAGCGAGGCTTCGCGGAGAACTGCCAGCTATCGTCATCATCGACTATCTGCAACTTATCCGGTTCCCCGGCAAGGAGCGCAGAGACATCGAGATTGGACACATCACGAGCGGCCTGAAGGCTATCGCAATGGAGTTCGGCATCACAATCGTTCTGCTCTCTCAGTTGAGCCGAGATGGTGTGAAATTGAATCGCAAGCCGATCCTCTCGGACCTGAAGGACTCAGGCAGCATCGAAGCGGACGCAGACGTGGTTATCTTCGTCTGGCAGGACTTCAGCAAGGACAACAAAGACGATGATTACCGGAACTGCCAGTTAATCCTCGGAAAGAACAGAAAGGGCTCCGTGGGGGAGATAGATTGTTACTTCAAAAAATCTTCCACACTTTTTTTGCCGAGACTATAGAAATTTCTTTTCTATGGTGCTACACTACAAATGTCACTTGAAGCATTGGACGCATTACTAAACGCACAGCCAGAGAGAGCTAAGGCCCCGACCCCGGCTCTCTCCCCCTCAGACTTCGTAAGTGTTGACGAGTGGGCCTGGAACGCATTTAACGGATACTTTGACGCAAACAGGTTGGGGAAGAAAGGAAGGAAGATGCAGTGGGCCGAACAAACCGAAGCTCACTTGGAACACGTAAGGAAAGGAAAAATATGAAACTCAACATCACTGCGAAAAGCCATCTGTCGCTTCAAACCGGGCTTGCGATAACTCAAGCTGCAACTCAGTTCTTGCTCCCGGCATTCGTCCACATGACGAGCCAGCAGCACGAGGCAATCGCCGCATTCATTTCTGCCATCCAGTTGTACTTAGGCTGTACCGCTATTTACACGAACCCGGATGGCACACCAGTCTCGAAAGAGAAGTAGCACCAAAGAAGAAAAGGACAACAAGAAGAGAGAATATGAGCATTAACATCAAGACTATCGGCCACGGAATCTCCGTAGGCTTCCACGACTTGTACGTAGGTACGGTCGCAACCGAAAAATTTGTGCAGAAGATTGCCGGCAACGCCGATCTGGAACAGAAGGCAGAAGCGATCGCCGGTCTCATTGACGGCGTACAGGGTCAGAACATCGTGCGTATGTCGTTCGCGGTTCTGGGCGAATTGGCAAGCGTGCTGTTGAAGGGCGAGGCTGCGTTAGAGCAACATCTTTTGGATGCTGGCTTAGACAAGTCTGTGCTGGATGCGGCGAAACAGTTGATTGCCGATGCGAAGCCGCAGTTAATCGCTGCCGGCGTGAAGCTGTCGTAGTAAGGAGAAGCAAAAAAGAAGGGCGGCTTTAGGGCCGCCCAACGATTATCAATAAGGGATAACCAAGAGAGAGATTGAATACATGATTAGGATACCAGAAGACGTTGCCAAAAAGATAGTGGCTTATTACGAAAATTTTCTTAACGACCCCAAGTGCAACCTTGGCGGCATGGAAGTCTTTGACTTCCGCTTGCGCCTATCAACAGAGGATGGCATTAGTCCGTTTAAGGACGCGTATAGTTACCCGTCATTGATCCTCCGAAAGGCACGCTGGAAGCCTGCACTGGGTGAATATTACTACTTTGTTGACGCCAATAGCTCCGAAGTTGATTCGCAGTCGTTTGACGATGACTACATTGACGACAAGTGCCTATCGGAAGGCAATGTGTTCAAGACCCGAGAAGAGGCCCTTCTTGTAGCAGACAAGTACAGAACGGCCGCAGCAGACGCCATGAAAGCCATTCTACAAGAGGCCAACCAGTAATGCCCCGCGCCATGCAATTATCGCTGCCCGTCAACATTAGCCGGCCTGTTACGAGCAAAGAGGACGCCTTAAGGCGTAAGAAGCATGGTCAGATTAACGGCCGGCCCCGGCGCGTAGCTCACGGTTCAGAGGTCGTCAAGTGCTCCGTCAAGCCGCGCAAGTTCGCGGCACTGGAGCGGATACGCGGCAAGTACTCGACAACGATGCCTGACATTATCCGTCTGGCCGTAGAACGCTTTGTATTGAAGTACGGAACCGGAGAAGGGTTAGAGATGCCAGAGGAGAAACAGAAGCGCGTAGCGGCGTCTGAGCGCTGTCACTACGTGAAAATTCCTCTACCTCCAGAACACGTCAGAGCTTTGGAGGCGCTTGTAGAGAAGATGGGGCTCGTAAACCGACAATCAGTTGTCGATCGGGCCATCACAGAGTTTATCGGAGAACAGGTTTAAGGGAGAGAGAAGAGAGATGAAATCACGATCAAAAGACTTTATTGAACTGGCAGCATTCTTGCTGCTTGGATTGGCGGCCGTTGTAGGATTCGCGGCCTGCGGAGTGTACTTCGACCATAAGTACGGCTACGATGTCCAGAAGGTGCAAGTAGTTGCTCCTCAGACGGCCCAGGTTGCATCGGTTACGACTGTGCCAGCTAAGACAGCCCCGCTGCCTTCTAAGCCAGCCAAGCCCCACAAGAAGCGCAAGACGGCTAAGATGCCCGACGACTGTATACTTACCTTCGATGGAGACCATTGGGTGTTTTCACGCGCTCACGACGGAACGCCGTGTGGAGAATTGCCGTCTCCTCTGGGGCTTGGCGGCGACATTACCGGCTCTCCGATAACGGGAACCACACTCCCCCGGGAGCACTTCACGCCTCCCCCGGCCCCGGACAACCTGGGAGACATCTAAAAAAGACCTTCTCCAACCGCCAGAGAGAACACAGCCCCAGGTTAGCCGCCTGGGGTTTTCCTTTTCCGGGAGCCTACAGAAAATAAATTTCTAGAATTGCTTGACCGACTATAGAAACGCTGCTAGATTGGTTTCAGGAGAGACCTAAATGAAATACGAAGTAACAATCTTAGGCGGCCTGCCTGATGGCGTAGAGCTTGACCCGTTCGGTGGAAAAAACTCTGGCTTCGTCATTACCAGCCGCGGTAATGTCTACGCTTCAAAAGTTGCCTTGCCTGGACACTATATAGGCGTAGCACCGAAGACTGGATACGAGATCACTGGAGGGATTGTAGGGCCAGCCAAGGTAGAGAAGATCCCGGTCGAGCAAGAGGTTGTGACGATCAAGTTTGTCAAGCCGAAGAACTACATAGGGCTCGAAGGAATTACGTACATCAACGACAACTTTGGCACTATTTTTTTGGCTGACGGACGAGACGCCATAAAGGTCTCCGTTGATAAGGAGGTCTTCTAATGCAACAACTGACGCTGCAACAAGTGTTCGACAACGCCTGGAACCCGGCAGTCTTCCGAGAGGGGGCCGACTAGTGAAAGAGCCTATCAGGATTGCGTGTGAAGCACACTCCGATCTAAACATATTTGCAGCAGTAATCGCCATCCTGGAGGGCGGAACTATCTACACCAGCAGCGGGTACAGTGC